CGCTGTCATCCTCCAAGATGAAGCTGTGGAACTCGACGACCTTGACGTCTCCGAGGATAGCGGAAAGTTCAAAGGGACCATCTCCCGCAGCGTAGACAAGAGCCAGGTACGCATCGAAATCCTCCCGCCCGAGGAGTTCATCGTCAGCCCGAACATCAAGTCTCTAGCTGACGCTGGGCAGCTCACGCACCGCATGGAGCGCACCAAGAGCGAGCTGAAGAAGGCTGGGTACCCTAAGGAGAAGGTAGACCTCCTCTCCAAGTCCGACGCCTCCCTTGAGATGGACACTGAGCGGATCACGCGCTTCAACGCCGTCTCCGATAGCTTCGGCAAGGATGAGTCCCGCGAGGATGCCTCCAAGAGCTTCATCGTCTACGAAACCTATGCCAAGCTCGACCTCGAAGGCGATGGCATCACTCGGATGTATCGCATCGTCCACTGTGGCACTGTCCTCCTCGAAAAGGAACAGGTCAGCCGCCACCCATTCATCTCCTACTCGCCCCTCCCGATCCCACACTCATTCTATGGCTCGAACTTCGCAGCCAAGGTGATCCCAACGCAGAACTCACGCACGGTACTGATCCGGTCCATTCTGGATCACGCCGTACTTGCGAACAATCCGCGCTGGGGTGTCGTGAAAGGGGCACTCACGAACCCACGCGAGCTGATTGACAACCGCATCGGCGGCTTGGTCAACGTATCGCGACAGGACGGCATCTTCCCGCTTCCTCAGGCTCCCCTGAACCCCTTCGTCTTCCAGACTATCGAACTCCTCGATAGCGCAAAGGAGGACGTCACAGGTGTCTCAAGGCTAAGCCAGGGGCTCAACAAGGATGCCATCTCCAACCAGAATTCCCAGGGCATGGTGGAGCAGCTCATCGGAGCTTCGATGCAGCGTCAGAAGACGATTGCCCGAGCCTTTGCCAATCAGTTTCTCGCCCCGCTGTACCTTGAGGTTTACCGCCTCGTCGTAGAGAACGAGAAGCAGCAGCGCATCATAGATGTTGCCGGGGCCTACAAAGAGGTTGATCCTCAATCGTGGGCTGAGCAACGTGATGTCTCGATCGACTTCCGCCTAGGGTATGGCGAGAAGGAACGCCTAGCGAACGAGTACCTCCAATTTGGGCAGGTTCTCGCAAACGATCAAGGCGTGGCGCACCTCTACGGACCCGAGGAACGAAGGAACCTCTACAAGCATGTTGCCGAGGCTAAAGGCCACAAGAACATCGCTGAATTCCTGAAGGACCCAGCCAAGACTGAGCCACCGGGGCCTGACCCCAAGATGATGGCCGAAGTGGAGCAAATCAAGAACGACACGTTGCTCGCGACACGCAAGGCTGACCGTGAGGATGCTGAGCTTAAGTCCACCATCGATATGAACCAGCTTCGTATCGACATGGAGAAGCGTATGGACGCACTCCAGTACGCTCTGGATGTTGCTGAAGCTGAACGTAAGCGCGACGAGACGGACAACCGTATCGAAGTTGCTGACGTCGAAATGGACCTCGCAATCAAGACTGCGAACGATCCAGATGCCGAAATCAAGGCATCGTCTATCATCAGTCCTAACGGATAAATATGACACTCTCCGAACAGGAGCATCAAGTTGTGCAGAGGGGGTTAGCTTCGGCTAGCCTCCTCGCCAACGAGGACCTCCGCACCCTAATATCCTCCCTCATCTTCGAGGGATACGCAACGTTCACCGATAGCAAGCCTGAAGAGGGCGAACGTCGTGAACATATCTACTACCTCAACCAGGGCCTTCGAGCCATCGAGGGTGAGCTTAATGCGCGCGTTGCAGCATACGAAGAAATCCAACGCCGCCTCAATGCCTCAGACCAAGACGCTGACGACGATAGCGCCCTGATAAATGACAACGAACTAGGTGAATAATTAGCAACAATGCATTTCGTCATGAGTACCGCGAGCTAAGCGCCCGCGAGAAGGACAATATCCAAGTAGTCAAGGGTATGGGACTATTGTTCCATGAACATCTTGACGCAATTGGTACAGGCCGTGAGATTTCACTAGCCAAAACCAAGATGGAAGAAGCGGTCATGTGGGCCGTGAAAGCCATAACAGAATAACAAATCAGGTGACTAATACCATGACTGACTACGCATTAAGCGCGTCAGATACAAACGACTTCGACTCCTCTTCAAGGGGTGCCGAAGATGCAATGCTTTCTCAATGGATGGACGCGGGAACGCTATCCGTCGATGATGAAGAGGCAAAACCTCCACGCAAAGAACGCCGCAAAGAGACCGCTGCGGACGCGGAGGTAACTACCGAAAGTGATGAAGACCTCGACTTCGACGAAGGAGACGAGGATGCTGATGCTGACACGGGCGACGAAGCCAACGAAGACGACAAGGATACTGACGACAAGGTTGACGAACCAGTCGTAGCTGCTGACGAAGCAGTAGTCCGAGTTACCGTTGATGGCGAAGAACGCTCCGTCCCCGTCAAGGACCTCAAGCGCCTATATGGCCAGGAGGCATCCCTCACACGCAAGTCTCAAGAAGTCGCTCTCGTAAGAAAGAGCGCCGAACAGGAAGGCGAAAGGTTCACCCTCGCTACGCAGAAGCTCATGGAGCGCGCGAGCGAAAGGTTCAAACCCTACGCTGAAATCGACTGGACAATTGCCGCCAAGACCCTCGACAACGAAGAGTACATCGCTCTCCGTCAGGAGGCCCAGGCTGCCTATGGTGACTTGAAGTTCCTCAAAGAGGAATTCGATGGTCACATGACCGCCACCCGCGAAGCTCGCCAAGCCGTACTCGTAGAAGAAGCCAAAGAGGCTGTCTCGGTACTGAAGCGCGATATCCCAGGGTGGAACCAGGAAACCTATACCGGCGTCATCAACTACGCCGCAGACAATGGCCTCGACCGCGAGTTTATCGCTGGGGTCACCGATCCAAACGTCATCAAGCTCCTGCACAAAGCCATGTCATACGACAACGCCAAGGCACGAGCCGCCACTAAGCGCAAAGCTACCACCAGCAAGAACACGATCAAGCCAACCAACAAGCGGAACACCTCCGCCCTTGGGAAGCCTGATAGTAAAGCTGAGTTGGCCCAGCTCGCGAAGAGTGGCCGCGTTGAGGATGCTGCGGACCTCCTCATCTCCAGATGGGGGAACATGGAGAGCGACGACTAATCTCGTCCACAGCCCCTAACTCAATTGAAGAATAGCACACTTAACAAATGGCTCTTTATACCTCCTACGACACCGTAGGTATCAAAGAAGATATCTCGGATATCATCACCAACCTCACTCCGACCAAGACGCCGTTCCAGACGCTTTGCGGCACGGATAAGACCAAGAACCGTACCTTCCAGTGGATGGAGGACAGCCTCCGCGCCGTCCAGGTCAACGCCAAGATTGAAGGCTTCACGGCTTCCAGTGCAACGCTGACTCCTCCGACGATGCGTACCGGCTACGTCCAAATCCTTGAGAAGACGATCCAGGTCACCGCGACCGAAGATGCCGTCGATCAGTACGGTCGCGCCAAGGAAACTGCGTACCAGCTCACGAAGGGTATGGCCGAGGTCAAGCGCGACCTTGAGCATGCCTGCGTTGGCTTGCTCCAGGCTGCTACCGTTGGTGACAACTCGACCGCTCGCCTCCTGACGTCCTCGGGTTCGCAGGTTGCTGCTGGCAACACGACCGCTGGTGGTACTGCCGCCCTCACGGAAGCGATGATCCTCGCTAACGGTCAGGCCGTCTTCAACGCTGGTGGCGATCCCACCGTGCTGATGATTAAGCCCGCTGACTCGATCATCGTCGCTGGCTTCACTGGTGCCTCCGGTCGCGCGCGTGCGTTCAACGATGGTCAGAAGACTGTCACGAATGCCGTCAACCTCTATGTCTCGCCGTTCGGTGAGTACAAGGTTTCGATCAACCGCTTCATGAAGACCACGAACGCGATGCTCCTCGACCCCGACATGTGGTCGCTGGTGTACCTGCGTCCCTTCACGCGTGAAGTCCTCGCCAAGACCGGCGACAACACCAGCCACATGATTGTTGGCGAAGTTGGATTGAAGAACAAGAACCAGAGCGGCAACGGTCTAATCAACGCCCTCACCTAAACTACAATCGCCCCTGCGTACCTAACGGTGCGTGGGGGCTACTTTTCAGAGTACCAATGATTTTATCCTCCCAAGCCTTGGGTGCTGTGGCAGAATTAGAGTTCGCCAAACAAGCCATCCTCAAAGGCTACCCTGTTAGTAAGCCCCTCGACGGCTGCCAGCCTGGGTACGACTTCATAGTGGAAATGCCAGAAGGCCTACGCAAGGTCCAGGTCAAGAAGACATGCCATGTCGAATACAAGGGCGCTAAACGTATGCAGGTTCGCACCACACATGGTGGTTGGAAGCCTTACGAAGAGGGTGCGTATGACTATCTGGCGGCTGTTTCCTTTGAAGCGAACCGCATCTGGTTGATCCCTCACTCAGACGCTTCCGCCGTTACAGGCCTAACTAAGTCCGACCGCAAGATTAGCGATTGGGACAAATATTTATTTTGAACAGAGCCCACATGGACAACTCAAAAGGCGTCAGACTTAACGACGTCAATACAAAGCTCATACTCAACGACGACGCCACGGCGACCATCGTCGGCACACAAGACATTCCTGACAGTCACCTCCAGTGGATCGACGATAACCGATCCCAGTCTAAGTTCGAGAAGAGTGGTGAGTTCAAACTTCTTGCTTCCGTGCCTGCTGCCATTGTGAACAAGTGGTTCCGCGCTGGCTTCGATATCTTCGACAAGAACAACACTCCCGACATCATCATGGCGCGCCTTCGTAAGGAGGACATGGAACACTTCATCGCCACAGGACGGCGCCTTCTCTAACATCGGATACACACTCAATGAACTACGGCGAACTTAAGGCCGCGCTCCGTGCGGAGGTTAACCGCAAGGACATCACCGATGCGCTCGCCGCTGGTTTCATCACTCGCGCTCAGGATCGCCTCGAAAGGTGGCCCCAGGTTGACCCTCTCAAGATGGCTCCACGCCCATCATTCATGCAGAAGTTTCTAAGCTTCTCCATCGATCCCGAGAGCGTAACCCCAGGTGTCTTCACGGTCCCCACGGACTTTATCGAACTCATCAACCTATACTCGGGCACTGTCGAACTCGAACGTGTCGACATGTCCAAGCTGATCCGAACCTCGGAAGAGAACGTAGGAACCTCACGCTACTTCGTGCAGACCGGCTCTCAGATACGGATGCGCCCGTACCCATTGGCTGACACCGTATTCTACCTCCACTACTATGGTTGCGAAGCTCCCTTAGTCGAAGACGAGGACATCAACGCATGGTCCGTCACTGGCGTAGATGCGCTGCTTTACGGAGCCGCTGAGAACGCTTGTCGTCACTACGAGGACGAACGCCTCGATAGCTACAAAGTCGACTTCCTCAGGGCACTTGGGGACATGCAGGACCAGAGCCTCTCCGAGGACTTCTCAGGCCCCATGACCATCCAGCCCGCTTACCTATTTGATTGCGACTAACACGACATGCCAGGATTTCACAGCATCCCCACGCCAGGGGATGAAGCCCCCGACTTTGAACAAGTAGGAGGTACTCAGGGCGAACAAGGCATTCAGGGAGAG